GCCAACCTCCTGACGACGACCATCAGCTCGTCCCTCGAAGACCGCCAGAACAACGTCTACGCGATGACGGTGACCAAGGCCGGAGACGGCCTGTCCTTCACGGTGACCTACCCGGGCTCGACCGCTGACTGGGCTATCGGCCTCGGCAAGTGGGACATCAAGTTCGTCTTCCCGGGCTCGACCATCTCGCGCACCGAACTCTTCCGCGTCAACGTCATCGACTCCGTCACCGTCTAAGCCATGCCCGACGCGACGATCACCTCGACGGCTTCGACCTTCGGGACCATCTCGGGGGTATTCTCCGCTGACCAGTCCACCATCTCGGGCACCATCTCGGGCATCGTCCCTGGCACCCTGACGGGTAGCGTCGGCGTCCCCGGCCCTGCGGGAGCCCCTGGCGTAGGCGTCCCTGCTGGCGGTACGGCTGGGCAGTTCCTGACCAAGATTGACAGCACGAACTACAACACCGACTGGACGACGGTCAACCTGTCGGTCTACGCAGTTAAGGCTAACAACCTCTCAGACCTCCCCTCGGCTCCTACGGCGCGCACTAACCTTGGCCTCGGCTCTCTGGCGGTAGTCAACGACGCCCCCTCGGACGGATCGCAGTACGCTCGAAAGAACGCCGCGTGGGAAGTAGTCACGACCACCCCCGACTTCATCTCCAGCGTCTCGTCGCCCCTGTCGGTCACGACCGGGAACCTCACGGTGGACCTGTCGGCTTACGCGCCGCTGGCCAGCCCAGTCTTCACGGGAGACGCCCGGGCAGTCACCCCGACCTTCGGCGACAACGATACCTCCCTCGCGACGACCGCCTTCGTCCAGGCTGCTCTCGCTGGTGGCACGGCGGTCGCCCGCGACCTAGAGGTCGAAGTCCGCAACCAGTCCGGCTCGACGATCGCGGCTGGCTCCATCGTCTACATCAGCGGGGCCACGGGCAACAAGCCCCTAATCACGCTGGCCCAGGCTAACAACGACGCGAACTCCGCCCAGACCATCGGCTTCGTCAAGACGGCCATCGCTAACAACGGCACGGGCTACGTCATCGTGCGCGGCGAACTGGAGAACATCGACACCTCGGCGCTGACCGAAGGCGTGCAGCTGTACCTCTCCCCGACGACCGCTGGCACTTGGACGACTACCAAGCCGTCCGCTCCCCAGCATCTCGTCTACGTCGGCATCGTCATCCGCTCGCACCCGACCCTCGGGACTATCCTCGTCGCGGTCCAGAACGGCTATGAGCTCGAGGAACTGCACGACGTGGCCATCGGCACGCTGGCCAATAACGACCTCCTGGCTTACGAGTCCTCGACCGACCTCTGGAAGAACAAGACCTTCAGCGCCCTCGGCCTGCTGACCTCGGCTGACGCGGCGAGCACCTACTACCTTCAGACCAACCCTGCTGGCTATCAGACTGCGGCACAGGTAAGCACGGCTCTCTCGCCTTATCTGCTCAGTGCTACGGCCGCCAGCACCTACTTCACGATCGCATCGGCTGCGGGGAAGGCGAACCTATCGGGTGCCACGTTCACAAACGACATCCTTGTTTCTAGTTCTCCTGATACTACAAGCATCGGCGCAGGCATCCTAGGGATGTCTAGCACCGCAAACTCGTACGTGCTGACGCTTTCGACTGCCGCCGGGTATCCTCAGATTTTCTTCAACGGCCCGACGGGCATGAGCACGCAGACCGTGGCCTACCCCGGCCCGACTGGCTTCCTGCTCAAGGCCGATAACCTAAGCGGTCTGGCGAACACCGGCACGGCCCGCACGAACCTCGGCCTCGGCACGATGGCGACCGCCACAGCTGCGGACTACTCGACGACCACTGTGGCGAATGGGCTCTACTATCCTCTAAGCGGGAACCCTTCGTCTTTCCTGGTCGCCGCCGACATCGCCGGCAAGGCCGACCTCGCAAGTCCGACGTTTACTGGCGTCCCACTTTCAACGACCGCCGCAGTCGATACGAACACCACCCAGATCGCCACGACCGCATACGTCGTCGCACAGGCCGCGTCCGCTACCCCGCTGGTCAACGGCACTGCCGCCGTGGGAACCTCCTTGCGCTACGCCAGGGCTGACCACGTCCACGGAACCGATACGACGAGGGCCGCTGTAGACTCTCAGACCTTCACCGGCACGCCCTCCCTGCCGACTGGGACGATCGGCGTCACGCAGACCGCTGGCAATAATACCACGGCGCTGGCTACTACGGCGTTTGTCACGACTGCGGTTCCGGCGTTTGCGACTGCGGTTCAGGCCATCACTAAAACATCTTCGACGACTAGTTTAAATCCTTCGGTCTTTAATTTCGCATCAGCTCAAGGAATGTCTACGAGGTTTGAAGGCTTAAATAGCACTTCGATAAGCGGCTCTGGCCAAATTAGCGCTGGATATAATTGCTGGAGAGAGATGTACACCACCACAACTGCTTCGGTAGGTCGTGGCGGTTGGTACGCTGGTGTTCCTGGCGTCTTGTCTGTATTTTCAAGCCGTGCTCATGAGCTTAGGGTCGATTTCTCAAAGAAGATTTGGCTGTTTGGTCGGTTTGGTTTTACCAATTCTGGCTATCTTGGAGATGCAAATACGACAGCACGCATCACGGTTGGAGGCTATACTGCCGCAACAACTGGAGCTATGACAACCTTTGGCATTGGACTTAGCAAACTAGGAGGTGTCGCAAGCTTCATTAATCTGATCGTGCACAACGGGAGCACGCAAACCGCTGTTGCTACTACTAAGGCTCTGGCCCTAAGCCAAGTCACCGACTACGTCATTTACTCTGACGGCTCTGGCAATGTATCACTTTACCTAGACGGAGTCCTGGAGGCAACGACCTCGGCAGGCCCTACGGGTGTTACCGCAAACAACGGCGGCCTTTATCGTGAGCAAGTTGAGGCTACGGCTTCGGCTGGAGTCAGATACCTGATGCGTTGTTTTGCTGGAGGAATTATCTTAGAAGCATGATTACTTACAAAATATCCATGGTCGGCGCGGTGCTTTCAAATCCTTACGAACTGCTGGCCGCCGTCTTTCCGCAGCGTGATGGCGAACCCGCATCCTCTGACGGAGCCAGCGTCATCGTCACCTTCGACTCACCGCAGACCCCAGTCGACCTCGGCCCCCTCGTCAAAGTCGAACTCTTACCCAACGAATAACACCACCATGATCACCCACCTCCTCGCCCTCCTCGTCGGCTTCGTCGCCGGTGCCCTCGTCATGCGTAAGCACAAGGCTAAGGCCGACACGCTGGAAGCCAAGGGCCGTCAGGCCCTCGACGCCCTCAAGGGCCGCGAATAAGCCGTGCGACTGTTCCTGGTCATCGCCGTCCTGGCCCTGACCGGGTGCAGTCTGTTCCGCAAGGGTGACGCCCTGCCGCCCCTGCCCGTCCAGCCGCCAGCCCCGACCAAGCCTGACGCCGTCGCGACCCTAGGCAAAGACCTCGACAAGACGGATCACCGCGTAGGCGCTGCGCTCGTGGCCATCGAGCGTAACGCCGATAAGGCCAAGGTCGTCGTGGCTGAGTCTCGCCTAGCCCAGTCCTATCTGCCCGCCCCACCCGAGGCCGACGTCGCCTTCGCCATGGCTAGGGCTACCAAGGCCGACCCCATCGACTACGCCAAGCAGATGGAGTTTGGACGCAAACTCGCCACCGCCGTAAACAAGGCGTGGGAACGACTAGAGGCCGACCAATCTGAAGCCAAGAGGGTGTCCGATTTAAAGGATGCCCGCATCAAGGAGCTGCAAGCCGAGGTCGAGCGCGTGAAGAAGGACGCCTCCTCCCAGACATGGACGCTCGTCGGTGCCGGCCTCGCCGTAGTCGGTGCGTTGACGACCGCCTTCATGGGCCCTCGCATCGGTCTGCCCCTGCTTCTCTGTGGAGCCTTCTGCGGATCGGTTCCCTTCATCATCGACTCGCCCTGGTTCGAGTATGCCGCCGGGGCGACCCTCGTCATCTCCTGCGGACTCGGCCTCTGGTGGCTCACTGACCGCGTTAGGGACTCGGTGAACAAGCCCACCCCCACCGATGAGCCGCCGCAAGAATAAGGGAGCCAAGGTCATCTGGCGCAAACTCGGCAAGGAGCGCGCATGGGGTCAGGCCACGATCGGCGAGAACCTTATCGAGATTGACCCCCGCCTCGGCGCCAAGCGTCAGCTCGAAGTCCTCTGCCACGAACAGATTCACCTGACCTTCCCCGAACTCAGCGAGCCCCAGGTTGACCGGGCAGGCAAAGACCTCGCCGCCCTGCTCTGGGCTCAGGACTACCGCCGCGTCCTCATCTCGCCCAACTCTAAGCCTCCCCGCATCTCGTGAGCCCTCCCCCTCCCATCAGCCCCGAGGACATTCCGAAGGAACTCAAGGACGGCGTCGTCGCGTCAGTCCTTGGCGGCCTAGCCATGACGGCCCGCCTGCTGCTCTCGACCGAACCCGTGTCCCTGGGCTGGGTCGTGCGCCGTGTCCTCGCCGCCGCGATCACTGCGGCCTTGGTCGGCTACGGCATCCAAGACCACATCCAAAGCCCGGGCCTGAAGATGGCCGTCGTCGGTGCGGCCGGCTACGCGGCCCCCGAATGTCTGGACTACCTCATGCGCTACATCAAGGCCCGCGGAGAGAAGGAAGTCGCCGCAGTCGTCGGCAAACCGAAACCCCATGGCAAAGGCAAAGCAGTCACTAAGCGGAAGCGGTAATCTCCTGCTGGCGGTCACGCTGCTCACCGGCTTCGCGGGAGTCTCGGCCCTGTCGTCGGCCTACATCGCCGGGTATGTCCTCGACCAACTGCAATCGACCGACGCCCTGGTCATGATCGTGACGGACGCGGGCCTGAAGTCCGACTCGGCCGACCTCGAGCGCAACATGAGCACGGCGACCCTAGCCCTGAAGTCCGTCCGCGACCTTGGTTGGGCCTTGGCTGTGGGGTGTCTAGGGGTAGGGGTGGCGGTCTTCTTACGCTCCCGCCGTCAAAACGCCTCCTAGGGCAAGCCAGAGGGGTCTATTGCCCCTTGACGGAGGCGACCCTAGGGGCAAACTGAACTCAGTCGGGTAGGGGTACGTTTAATATGGCGGGCCTCGATGACCTGAGGGCGTATCATATGTAGCGCCCTGACCCCTTGAGTGGGGTCACAGGGTATTTGCGGAAAGGTGCTTGACGAATGTGGAACAGTCCGCCAAGGTTATTGACGCACCACCAATAACCATGAACACCAAGCCCGCTATGATTAAACACACCAACGCCGAACTGGCCGCCGCTTTTCGCAAAGCTATGACCGGCGTCTTTTCAAACATGGAGGCCAACGCCAAGCGAGTCGAAGCTCAGCGCAAGGCTCGCATCGCCGCCGTCAACTGCAGCCGCTAATAGCCTACCCACATGAAGACCCTCATCGCCCTGTCCTTCCTCATCATCTTCGGTTGGACCGCCGTCGTCACCTTCGCCGGCCCCGATCTCGCCAAGGCCATCGACCGCTCGCTTCCCGGCTACGTCGCCAAGAAGCCCGCCGCGGTTAAGCGCGTCCGCTAATTTCCCACCCACCATGCCCAACGCAAACCACCCCTACACCGAGACGCTGACCTTCGCCGGTCGCGTCCTCCCCCTCAAGCGCCCGATGGCCGAATACGCCGCCCGACGCCTTCAGGCCATCCTCCCGCAGATCGCCGCGCTCAACGCCGCCGGCAAGTCTCAGGCCGATGCCGCCGCCGCCCTGGACACGACCGTCTGCACCCTCCGCCAGTGGCTCGACATCACCGGGACGCAGTGGGTCAACCTCAAGAAGCGCGGCCCCTACAATCGCCATGCCTGACCCTTCCCACCGCCCATACCGACCCATGACCATCATCCGACCCGACTCCCTCCCCCGCCTCTGGTGGCTCTTCCCCTGGAGCGTCTGCCGTCAGCTGCACAAGAACGCCGTGGCCATCCGCGAGATGGCTGACAACCAGTCCACGACCATCACCAATCAGGCCAACATCCTTGGCCGATACATGGATGAGAACCGCGACCTGAAGGCCGAGGTCAGCCGGCTCTCTCACTCCCGCGAGCATTGGATCGCGAAGCACGACCGGGCCTACGCCGTCGCCATGCACAACGAGCGCGTCATCGCCGACATGGAAAGCCGTATCATCCGCGGCTCGACCATCATCCCCGACGCTCACCCCCATGAGTAGTTTCCGCCACCTCGACGGCATGGTCGCCCTGCTCTCCGAGGTCTATGAAATCAACGAGCGCATCATGACCGGGGACATCTGCTCCGCCAAGACGGCCATCCAGTCCGACCGCATGAAGAAACTCCTGCACCACTACCACGAGGCCCTGCACGAGGACGGCGCCGTGAAGGTATCGCTCCAGGCTTACGCCGCCGCCGGTGGCTGGGTCGGCATCCAATACTCCTACGAGCTCGACGGCTTCGAGGTCGCCGGATCACAAGTCCCGAGACGCGTATGACCATCGAAGAACTCAAGGCCGAGAACACCCGCCTGAAGACCGAGGTTCAGCATCTGATGGTTTTCTGCAATTGCACCCTTATCCCTAACAAGGAATTACAGGCCAAGGTCGAGCGGCTGACCAAGGCCGGGGACTTATTGGCCTTTCATTACATCTCGCTTGGTCGTAAGTTCTTCCCCAATGACCCGCTTCCGTCCAGCCTCTCGGACTGGAACGCCGCCAAGGAGGGCAAGGGCCAGCCATGACCCTCAACCAGCGCTTCTCCGTCGTCGCCCTGCTGCTCCTCGGGTTGAACGCCCAAGCCAAGACTGACGCCGCCTTCCTCGAGGCCGTCGCCGCGGTCGAGTCCGGGCACAATCGCAAGGCCATCGGCAAGGCCGGTGAGCGTGGGATGTATCAGGTCGGAAAGGCCGCATGGGACGACGCCTCCGCCCGCCTCAAGGCCGAGGGCCACTACGCCTTCCCCTGGTCTAAGTGGCGCGACGCTACGGCGCAGGACATGGTGGCCGCTTCGCACCTCCGCTGGATCAGGTCGAACTTCCACCGCCTCGGCATGACCGACCCGACCCCCGAACAGATGGCGCTCGTCTGGAATGTCGGTTGGTCCGCAGCTCAGGCCCAAGGCTTCCGAGCCAACGGCTACGCCTTCCGCGTGGCTAACCTTTTCCGCTTGTCCTTAGCCAAGCCGCGTTAAAGGGTCTTGCCGATGCATCTCCTTGTGGCGATTGACCCTGGCGTGAACGGCGGACTCTGCTGGTCCCTAGACGGCGACCCGGTCGAGTGCGCTAAGATGCCCGGCTCTGATGTCGAGGTCTGCCAACTCCTCGCCGATCTCAGCTGCAAGGCCAAGGACGTAAGCCTCTACCTTGAGGAGCCCCCGCTCTTCGCCGGCAAGAACATCCCCGGCTCCGCCATCGGCAAACTGATGTGGAACACGGGCGTCCTCTACGGCGCCGCCGTCGCCATGGGCTGGAAGATACACCGCATCCGCCCGGCCATCTGGCAGAAGACGCACACCTGCGGCACCAAGGGCGAACTGACCACGACCCAGTGGAAGAACAAACTCAAGGCACGGGCTGCCGAACTGTTCCCCTCGGTCGACGTCACCCTCTGGAACGCCGACGCCCTCCTCATCTTCGACTCCGCCACCCGCGGCGCCATCAACTGAGTTAACATAACTCGGCAAGACCCTTTACTTTGTAACCTCTACCCTCACATGAAGAAAGACCCGAAACTCCCCGCCGACTACCGCATCATCGCGGACTCGTCATACATCGTTTTACCTGATCAGAAGGTCGCCCGTCTCCTGACCCCGACTGTCCGGGGCGGCGTGACCTTCTACAACCTCTTCGTCCCCGACTATACCCGCATGAGCCTCGCCGACATCGAGGCCAGCATCAAGGCCGGTGAAATCACCAAGGCCGAACCGACCAAATAATCTCCACCATGAGCACCAAACCCACGCCCTCCTCCGCCACCGCCTCCCTCGTCCAAGCGCTCGCCGCCCTGGACAACGTGAAGGCCAACAAGATCAACCCGGCCTTTAAGGCCAAGTACGTCTCCCTCGACGCGCTGCTCGACGCCATCAAGCCGGTGCTGCTCGACCACGACCTCGCTCTGATCCAGACGCTCGTCAGCCAGGAGGGCAAGGTCGGCGTCTCGACCGCCTTCCTGCACAGCTCCGGCGAACGCTTTGAGTTCGGCACCCTGCTCGTCAAGGCCGAGGGACTGACCGCCCAGCAGATCGGCGGAGCAATCACCTACATCCGCCGGCAGTCCATCCAGACCGCGTGCGGCATCTCGGTCGACCTCGACGATGACGGCGCCGTGGCCTCTGGCTTCCGCTCTGCGGCCTCTTCCCCATCCGCCCCTGCCTTCTCCCCCACCCCCCGCCCGCTGACCAAATGAGCAAGCCTGACTTCGACCCCTTCGACCCGGTGAAC